CTGACGTACCGGTCAATGTAGCTGTATGGGTATGACTAACAGCAATAGCATTAGCAGATCCACCTGTCTCTTCAGCTGTATCAAATAAAGGATTGCTTGAATCAAAACCTACTAGAACACGACCTGCGCCGAATGCTGTCCAAGTACCAAAGCCAATTAATGTAGCAGGATTGGTAGAAGATGAAGCATTAATATAGATAGAACCTACGGGATATACAGACTGTAGTGCAGCTGTAGCGAATGCTGTAGTAGCTAGTTGTGTACTGTTAGTACCAAAGGTAGCTGTAGGAGCTGTAGGAGTACCTGTCAAAGAAGGAGAAGCTAAGTCAGCTTTAGAACTGATAGCACCTGCAATAGCATTAAACTCGTTATCTAACTCTGTACCTTTTACAATCTTATTAGAATCACCTGTAGGAAGTGTATCCTTAGTTGCAAAGTTGGTGGCTTTAACGTATGAACTCATAGTAGTGTTTTTCCTTGCTTAAGAGCGAAGTCAATCTTTTGAATAGATAAAGGTGTTCCATCAATGTCAGATTCAAAACCAATCTGAAGAACTGTACCTGATCCTGATGCTGGTATTTGTGCTATATCTAAAGCGATACCGTTTGTATATGTTGCTAATCCGTACTCAGCTGTGCCATACTCATATACTTCAACTCTTTGTAATGTAATACCACGAGAGAAGTAGTTGCGAGTATAGTCATAACCCCACTTAACAGCGATAGGCTGATTTGATCCACCAATAGCTGTTACGTTAATCTTCTTTAGAATCTTTACTTGAGCAGCTGAATCAAAGTCAAAGTAGTTAGTATAATAAGACATACGATATGTAGCACCGTTGTCTTCATATCCGTTATACTTACCAATATAACCCGGCTTACCGATATATAACTGTCTATCTTGTGTTACACAGAAAGCTGTAGGCTTAATCTGTTTCCAAATAGTTGTTCTAGCAGCACCGTTCTCTAATACACCTCTAGTATCAAAGCAATAAGTAAAGCCTGTACTAGGTAAAGATAATAAATAGAAAGCATCTGTAGGATAATATACAGCTTTAATATACTTAGTTACTTCAGAAGCTACGTTAGATAATAACTCATCTCGTACGTTCTTAGATACATCTCTAAACGGTAATGATTTCTCTTGTACTACTCGTTGTAAAGACTGTACACCAGTAGCAGATAAGAACATTAAGTCAGTACCAATAGAAGCTACAGAGTCTCTAGCAATACAACCAATACCACTAACAACATCAGACAAAGTTAATGCTGATGGATCTTGTGGGTTAGAATAGATAACTACGTGCTTAGTACAGAAAATAACTAAGAAACCGTTGTGTGAAGCTAAGGCTACGATAGGATCATTATTAGGAACTACTTCACTAATATTAAGATAACCTGAAGTACCTGTCTTCCACTCAGCTGGGTTCAATAAGTCACTGAAGTATACTGTTTGTTTATCGTTAGCAATATCAGCTACCCATGTACGACCAAAGGCTGTTAATACTACGTTAGGTGTAAAGTCAGTAGCTGTATAGTTACCCGGTAAATTAGTAGCAATATCACCTAAACGCTGTAGTCCATAAGAACCTGTATGAGCATGGGCTGTTGCACCTAATTTATGATATACTAAAGTAGGATGACCTTCTTGACATAGGATAGCATGAGCAGAAGGAGTAGCACCTGTATCGTAAGGCATACCACTAATCTGCCAGTTATCATCACTGATAGTATAACTTAAGTTAGCTGTATCGTCACTGTTACGTACTACTAGTTCTGTTAATGTAGTAGTACCTGAATATAGTTTATTATTAGCAGCAGAAAGAACAGTAACTCCATCGTCTTTAACAAGCTCATAGATCGCTTTAAACGAGCCTGTAGACGCTGCAGAAGAGTTCACTGTAGTCCACCCTTGGCGAGCTCCAATACGTCCGTATTTATCGATTACGCAGTTATTAGCCTCTAGTGCGAAACCACTGGATAACTGTACAGAAGAATCCTGTACGTTCAATCCGTAGAAACCCGGAGCTGCGATTGATCCTGTTAATAGTTGTTCAGCCATTATACTGCCAACCACTCGTTTTCTTCAAGGTAACGACCTGATTCAATAGCAATAGCATCTGCTAAAGACTGATTATATAATGCATACATCTCGTTAGATGTGATACCACCGTCTTCACCACGTTCAGCAAAGGCTCTTGCAGCTGCGTTAAAGATAATAGGTTCATGTGGAACTAAGATAATATCAGCATCAGCTGCTAAAGGTACTTGTGGTTTAATGACGTTAAAGCGAATGTTATAAGCACCGTCAGGAATAGGATATAAATCCACCTGAGTATCACCGTTAGCGTCAACACCGTTAAAGTTATAGTAAGCAGGAATACCCTTTTGTTGTTCTGTCATTAAGAACAAACGGTTCATCTCAGAAGTAGTCTGATACTTTAAAAAGATATCACTAGTATCATTAATAACGTCAATGATTCTAAAGCGTTGACCTGACCCTACTAGTACATAGTTAAATACATCAGAACCTGTAGTAGCAGATAATGTATCTGATAGAGCATTCCAAGCATAAGCATCTTCTACTTGTCGCTTGGCATCATTAACAAACTCACCGATCATCTTAGAATAAGCGTTATCAGCTACGGAAGAAACCTCAGTCTCTCGTAGTCTTCGTAGTACCGAATTAACTGCTTGAATATAATTCATTCTGATCCTTATTTATTCATCTATTATAGCATACTTTATTTAAAATGTCAAGCTTTATTTCTTCTTTTTCTTAGCTTTTCTAGCAGTTTGTAGTGCAATAGCTATAGCTTGTTTTTGAGGTTTACCTTCTTTAACCATCTTACTGATGTTAGAAGATACTACTTTATCTGATTTACCTTTTTTGAGTGGCATATTATCCCTTTACCATTTAACTTTGTTTATGTTTTATCAAATACTTAAGTGCTTCTTCTAAAACACTTACATTATCTTGAAAGTGTCCTAAACCACAGTTACAATTATGACACAATAATTGCCTCACCTTGCCTGTTTCATGGTCGTGATCCACACAAAGTTTATTACCTCTACTATCTACTTCGTCTACACCACAAACTGCACACTTATGGTTCTGTTCTTTTAGTAAATTACAGTAATCTTGATAACTAATACCGTATCTTTCTCTGTATCTTTTGTTAAGTACTTTTTCTTTATTATTATCTCGCCATTTCTTACTGGCTTTTCTTTTCGATAAAACTTTAGCGTCTACCATTTGACCTTATCCGACCAATATGCCGCTGACATCTTACCTTTGGCGATATTCTTAGCATGGCGATCTTTAAAAGCTTTGTTTCTTGCTGATCCATCCGGACTGCCTTTAACACCTTGCTGTCCAAATCTAATAGTCTTAACTTCATCGCCTGATTTAGCCACTACTACATGAGACTTAGTAGGATGATTAGGTGTAGCTTTAGGCTTGTTATAGCCTGACACACCTGCTTTAGCTAGTCTAGAGTCTTTTTTCATTTCTTTTTCTTAGCTGTTTTAGCAGCATCCTTAAAGTCTTTAGCTGATGGAGCAGCTTTACTACCTACTTTATTCATTTTCTCACCTGAGCCAGCCTTGATTCTTGCTCGCTTGGCATGAATGTTTGCATATAATCCTGTTTTCATAATTAGCTTCCGTTCTGATAACTAGTGTTTTGATGGATTTCTACAGTAAAAATACAAGACATTGTAGACCCAGCTTCAGGTGTTACTGTTAGATAATCACCTTCGTCCATGACCATGCGACCATCAGAGAACTGTAGGTAACTGCCTGCTAGTAAAGAACTAGAGCCAGCAATGATAATTGTAGAGCCTTCTGATACATCATGCCAACCTGCGGTGACTCCTTTAGTAGTACCTCCACCATTAGCAATGAATAACAATGTAGCAATAGCTTTGCACCCTTTAGGTACAGTGTATATCATGTTAGCACTACCTGCTGTGAGGTTCTTACCTACTGTTAGTTCTCTCATTTACCTGCCCAATGTGAAGTAATATATGTAACAATACCGCCTACACCTGAAGCGATTGTCATTCCCATCCAGAAACCGCCTTTAGATTTATTAGCCAGTGCTAACAATTCTTCCATGCCTGATTCTAGTTTGTCTATCTTCTTTTCCATAGCTTCTACTTGAGCCACTAACTTACCGTACTTGTAGAGGTCTATTCCGTTCTCTTCACTCATGCTTACTTATCCGCTGGTAATGGTTGATTGCCTTCAGATACCCACTTTAAATATTCTTGATAGTCTGTATTTGCTAAATCGAATGGGATGCTAATATTTTGATCAACAATAGTTATTGCACAAGGTTGATTATCTCTGCCATTCTGTAGTTTGTATTGAATCATTTTTATAGCTCCGCAGAAAGAAATAAGTAGGCATTTGTTGTTGCATTTGCAATAAGTGTATATGACCTGTATTGAGTTAAACCACCACCTGATGCATCAGCCGACATAAAAAGACACTTACTGCTACTAGAATCATTGGCAATTCCAGTTACTGTGAAACCATTACTAAGGGTATCAATTCTCAAATTTGAATATGAAAATGTAGGTGTAGCTCTCATTTCTACAGGATATGCACCAACAAAATATGCTCTTGTAGAGTTATACCCAACACCCCAGAAACCAGTACCTTCGTAAGCAGCAGTACCTGTTAAATATTTACAGAAATATCTCTGACACAAAGCTAACTCAGTACCATAAGGTCTGTAATCAAAGCTAGTAGCAGTAGAGCCTTTTTCTAGTTGAACACCTGTGATGTAGAAGGTTGCTCCTGATGTTGAAGCCCAATTAACTTGAGAAGATGCCTGAAACTCATAAGTAGTTCCTACAGTACCCCAAGTGTTTAAGAAAGAATTTCCTTTTCTATTGCTTTCAGCACCTAGACCAAAAGCAACAGTTAAACCAGCACCGTTACTAGAATCCCAAGTTCCAGAAGCAGTACCAGCACTTAAGCTAATTGTTATTGTCTTTTGTTCCCAAGTGTTTGCTGCATTGATTGTGTAACTAGCAACATACCATCTTGTTGTAGAACTTTCACCTGCATTGGCTGCATTATAGAAAGAAACACTATATGTTCCAGTAATAGATGAACGAACCCAGAAAGATAAAGTTACAGACTGAGTGTAACAATCTGCAATATTGAAACCTTCAATTGTCTGAGCTAAGTTTACTAGGTATCCTGTTGAACCACTTAAAGGAACAGCAGTTCCAACAGTCAATCCAATGCTTGAAGAAAAACCAGCAGGAACAACAGAAGTGCTAACTGCTGTATTAATCTGACCAGAACCAAAATAATTAAATATGCTAAATCTATCAGCAGCTACAAATGCTTTACTTCCACCAGATGCTACATTCGTAGAACCTCTTTGTGCGACTGTCATTGCACCGTTGATGATGCGATTCTTAAAGTTACCTTGGTTTGCTGAGTTAGCAATACCTTGAGCTTTACTCATATTAAACCTCTAAAGGATTAGCTGCTTTAAGTTCTTCTACAGTAGTAGCTTCAACAATACTTGCATGAGCAGTAGCATCTCTCAATGCTTGCTTCTTAGCTTCAATCTCAGCAACTTTAACAGGGTCTGTGATGTTCTTCATTAGCTCAATGTCTAGTGCTTGAAGCAATGGAGTTCTCTCAGCACGAACCATGTCTTTCTTGATTTCACGAGCCTTCTCGATATTTACTTTTATAATCATTTAATCACCTTTAAATTTACAATTGTCGTTA